GAATTAAATTTACTAACTGGTGGTACAGGCACAGGTAAATCACAAGTTTGTAGAGAAATTGCACATCATTTAATTAAACAAAATATTAAGGTTGGATATATTGCTTTAGAAGAAAGCGTAAAGCGAAGTGTTCAGGGTCTTGTTTCAATTCCATTAAATAAATTAATTCATATACCAGAAGTTAAAAAGAATACTTCTGAAGAAGAAATTGTAAAAGCATGGGAGCAAGTAAAAGATAATGTTTGTTTCTACGACCATTTTGGTTCATCAAATTCTGATGACCTGATGAATAAGATTAGGTACATGGTTAAGGCATTAGATTGCCAAGTTATATTTTTAGACCATATCTCAATAGTTATATCAGCATTAGAAGATGGAGATGAAAGAAGATTAATAGATAACACTATGACTTCACTAAGAAGATTAGTGGAAGAATTAAAATGTGGAGTATTTATAGTTTCACATCTTAAACGACCAGAGGGAAAAATTTCACATGAACAAGGTTTACAAGTTAGTCTTGCACACCTTAGAGGTTCACATTCTCTTGCAACCATACCAAACCAAATTATTTCATTTGAACGTGACCAACAATCAGAAACAGAAAATAATATTTTAATTTGTAGAGTTTTAAAAAATAGATTTAATGGAGATACAGGAATTGCTTCAACATTATTCTATAACAAAGATACAGGTCGTTTATCTGAGGGAGACTTTGATGAATGAAAAAATTTTAACTAAATTTATTTTATCTTTCCTATTAGAGAAACCAGATTATTTAGAATTATCTACAACACAACAGCAGTTAGTTTTTGAAACATCTAAAACTATTATGACTGCAATTTATAACGCAATTAAATATGACAATGTTTATCCAGTTATAATGTGTGGAGATACTGAAGCTAAAAAAATAATAACAAAAGCAATCAAATCAATCGAACACATATTACCAAGCACCGATAAAATCACAGTCACACAAATACATTAAATGAAACTAATACTAGATATAGAAACCAATGGGTTTCTTGATGTCCTAGATAAAATTCATTGTATGGTTTTCAAGGATATAGAAACTCAAAAAGTTTATTCTTATAATCCTGACCAAATCAATGAGGGTCTAAACCTACTAAAAAAAGCTACTTTAATAATAGGTCATTCAGTAATGGGTTTTGATTTACCTGCTATAGAGAAAGTAACTGGTTATAAATATCAGGGAGAAATTCTTGATACTTTACTTTGTTCTAGACTTATTTGGTCAAACCAAACTGAAATAGATTATGGGAAAAAAGAAGTTCCACCTAAACTTATAGGTAAACATTCAATAGAAAGTTGGGGTTACAGATTAGGACTTCGTAAAGGAGATTTTGCAGAGACAGCAACATTTGATGTTTGGTCTAAAGACATGCAGGATTATTGTGAACGAGATGTTGAAGTTACTTATTTATTATACAAATTTATTAAGAAACAAAACTATTCTGAAAAAGCTATTAAGTTAGAACATGACTTTGCTTATTGGATAATTAAACAAGAACAAGGTGGTGTTGATTTTGATGAGACGTCTGCTGAGACGCTTTTCTTATCCTTACAGAAACAAAGACTAGCGATTGAACAAAAACTTTCTCTAGTCTTTGGCACATGGAGAAAATCTATAGGTTTCAAAACTTATAAAAGAGATAATAGAAAAAGAGGAATTAAAGCAGGAGTACCAGTTGAACAATTTAAAACTGAAATATTTAATCCTAACTCTAGAGACCATATAGCGGACAGATTAAAAACATTAGGTTGGAAACCAAAAACATTTACAGCTACAGGGAAACCTGAAGTAAATGAAAAGGTTTTAAAATCACTACCTTATGATGAAGCAAAATTAATATCAGAACATTTACTAATTCAAAAAAGACTTGGGCAGTTAAGTGATGGCAACCAAGCATATCTTAAACTAATTAACAAAGGAAAAATTCATGGAAAAATTATCACAAATGGTGCAATTACAGGTCGCTGTACGCATTTTAACCCAAACCTTGCACAGGTCGTTTCGAAAGGGAGTAAGTATGGCATTGAGATGCGTAGCCTTTTTATTGCTCCTACCAATATGGTTATGTGTGGTGTTGATTTTTCTGGTCTTGAGCTTCGTGTCTTGGCAAGTTACTTGCATAATTATGACAGTGGCGATTTTTCGAAAGCATTACTTGAAGCAGATATACATACCAAAAATCAGCACATACTCGGACTGGATAGTCGTTCTAAGGCTAAAACTTTCATATATGCTTATATCTATTCTGCAGGAGATGAACGCATCTCTGAAATACTTGGTATCTCTGTTACAGAAGCCAAAAGAATAAGAGCTAAATTTGAACGAGCCATACCTGCATTAAGAAATTTAAAAAATGCAGTGGCAGTAAAATATAGAAATCAAAAATGGATATATGGTTTAGATAAAAGAAAGTTAATGTGCAGAGCTGAATACAGTTCTTTAAATACTTTAATTCAATCCGCAGGGGCTTTACTTGTAAAGGCAGGAACAGTGATAGTTAATAACGATTTAAAACAAGCAGGTTTTGTTTGGGGTAAAGATTATAGAATGGTTCTACATGTGCATGATGAAATGCAGTTTGTAGTTCATAAAGATAAAATTGAAGAATTTAAAAACATAGCAAAAGATTTATTTAATAAGACTAAAGATTACTTTGGTTTCAAATGTGAATTAGCAGGAGAAATTAAAGTCGGTTCAAATTGGAGTGAAACACACTAATAAATTTGACCTTGACCTAAAGTTTGGTCAAAAACACGAACACATATTACAAACAGCTATAGAGGGACAAGTAGAATGTAAGGCAGACAGGCTAGTTGTTAAGTATGGCAATGTATTTATTGAAATAGAGAGTAGAGGAAAACCATCAGGAATAATGGTTAGCACTGCAAAGTTTTTTGCACTTTGTTTAGTCGTAGAAAATCGCACAGATAATATTTGGGTTTTTATACCTACAAAAATTCTAAAAAAATTAATGAAAGATTATCCAATTAAAAATGGTGGGGATAATTGGAGTTCCAAAGGACACATTATACCTAAAGGAGATTTACTAAACTTAACAATATGAAAAACCTATTAAAGAATAAACTAAAACTACCAGACATTGATGAATATGATTTTCCATATAAATTTTATAGATGTCATTGGTCTGATATTTGTAGTTCTTCAAATTGGGAAAGTTTAAATCATTTAAAAAAATCTATACCTGCTGTTTGCATAACAATGGGTTGGTTAATTTCAACTACTAAACAAAATTATGTTTTCATCAGCGATATAAATTTCAATGATGATGGCACAATACATGAGGGTGGTAACTCAACAGTAATACCAAAATCAAACATACTAAAACTAAAGGAGATTAAAAATATATGACACAATTAGACGAAGCTCATTTTCATTTGCATAGTGCAAATAAAGCGAAGATGAATAATATGAATAAATTCTTTGCCAACAATAATAAAAAGATGTTGGTAGATGGAGACCTGCTAGCCTACAAGATTACTTCCGCTTTGGAAGAACCTATTGACTGGGGGAATGACATTTGGACTTTAAGTTCAGACTTATCAAAAGGTAAACAATTATTTTTACAATCTATTGCTTTCTATTTAAGTTTAACAAAATCTAAAGAAGCAATCATTTGTTTTTCTGACAAGAAAAATTTTAGAAAAGAAATTGATAGTTCTTATAAATCTTACAGAAAGAAAATTAGAAAACCAATTTCTTATGTACCTATGAGAAAATGGATTGAAGAAACTCATCAAACTATTTGTTATCCAAATTTAGAAGCAGATGATGCTATTGGATTATTAGCCACAGGAGAACACAAAGAGAATTGTGTGATTGTTAGTGGAGATAAAGATATGAGAACTATACCTGCATGGCAGGTTTGTATCATAGATGACCAAATAGAATATGTAGATGAAAATTTAGCAGACTATAATTTCTGCACTCAAACATTAACTGGAGACCAAACTGATGGTTACAAAGGTTGTGTAGGTGTTGGAGCTATTAAAGCATCTAGAGTTCTTTTGGATAAACAAAACATATCTAATTGTTGGGAAGCTGTACTTCAAGAATATATGAGAAATAAATATTCCGTTGATGATGCTTACCATCAAGCACGACTAGCCAGAATATTAAGAGAAGGCGAGTACGATTATAAAACAAATAAACCAAAACTATGGAGCTATGAATATGAACACTACAGACATTTTAAAGAAAACAGAAAAGTTAGTTAGTACCGACAGACATGACAAGCATGGAGACAAGGTGGAAAACCATGAAAATATTGCAAGATTATGGACTGGTTACTTACAAAATAAGTTCAAGTTAAATCTAACAATATTGCCAGAAGATGTGGCAAACCTAATGTCCTTGCTAAAGATAGCCAGAACACAGGCAGGAAAATTTAATCTAGACGATTACATTGATGCCTGTGGTTACATGGCAATAGCAGGAGAAATAGCTAATAAACGACAATCTATAAAAAGTTCCACTTTAGGAGTATCTAATGACAAGAAAAATACAAAAACCTCTAATTAGTAA